GGGGATGATGCCCCTGCGACCATCAAGGTCCCCCTAATAACGGTGGTTTGTTACCCCGTTAGAGCCCCAAGTAAGTGATGTTCACACGTCGCTTACTGATTAGAGTGGATGCTCTGTCCACTACGATAGACGGCTCGCCCTCCAACGCCCTCTGTATGAGGTTGCGTTGGAGCCGAGACCAGCCAGGTATCGCAGAAACTTGGCGCCGTGATTTAACGACGTAAAGCTTCGCTTGCCAGTAACTGGTAGCGTTGCACCAACGAGGTTCACGGTAGTCTAAAAGACCCCAATGATCATCGTCAGTTACGATACTGAGGAAGTTCTGAGGGAATGGTACCCGAGGAATCGGGCCCAAATACCTCTCGACAACATCAAGCTCGTACTTAGAGCGCGCAGGACACAGTTTCTGAGTATTCTCAGCATACTTGATCCACGCAACTAAGGCATCGCCGTCCACCGGACGCCGAGGTGGCAACTTCTTCACGCGAAGAGGAGTGACGTCGTGGCCTTTCCAGGCCTCGATTCCACAACTTTCACGGAAAGGGTGGTTACCAAAGAAACTCTTATGCCTGTTGACACATAGTCCACAGACTTCGAGATTCTTCATTACCAAGTTCGTGTACTCGGAAGCGATTATTATGTCGTCTCCGTATACATGGACAGCTTGGCATGCGAGAGTCAGATCGTGGGTCTCATTCCAAATAGACCCAACAGCTATAGCCCAGAAGACCAAGCTCTCAATAGGAAAGCATAATGCTGACCCCATTGGAGCATATTTGGTCATCTTGAGCACCCTCCCGTCAGGGAGAAGGGTAGCTGACGATCGTAGCGCAAGTAATTTCGGTACTAACCTCTTTGGAAAGAGGAGAGTAACGAGTGCGCACGACACGCGATCCGAAGCGTCAGATAAGTCAATGGTGTCACGACTACGAGAGTAAGAACTCTCTAAAGCCAATGACGCATTGATGTCCTGACGTTCGAAATTAACGTGGCCCCGGGTAAGCGGATGCCGCTCAATGAGTTTCATTAGCGGATACGCTACACCCTGCTGAAGGTACATAAGCTCTTTAGGCTCACAGGATATTATCCTTGGACCTTTAGAGTCTTTGGGCACCATCAACAGCCGCGCAGTAGGTTCTTTCTCTCTCCTAAGAGAGCGATATGTTCCTACGTTAGCAGCTAATTGGAGGGCTCGTGATCGACCGCTTCCATCCCCGATCGCAGAGCGAACTGGGAACATATGTTCCCAATAGGGATAGAAGTCATGAACGCTTTCGTAGAGGACTGTCCAAGTCCACTTCGCATTATGGCGTTCACCCCCGGCAACAGCGCCAGGTCCGTGCTTTGGTCTCTCTACATCCGCATTAAATGTGGAAAGTAGATCGTCCAATGCAAGTTGAGAGTACAGAATGAATGGCTCATCGCCAATCACCAAGTGCTTCAATTCCTCTTCGATTGCTTCGAAAGAAGCAAGCTTGGAGGCGGCCTGTTCTTCAGTGTAAGGAAGCGCAAGCTTCTTTAGACCGAATAGTAATGTCCGCAAAATACGGTACATACGCGCCGTTTCCGCATCGTCCTTTGTGTGGGACCTTTCTAGGAAAACCCAGAAGGGTCGGAGAAAACACGGATACAAGCCATCGTAGGGTTTAAATCCTTCGACGCGTTGTAATCCTTGCTCACCCCACATAATCTTGTCCATAAACTCACCTAAAATAGGTAAGCGAACGGTCAAGAATGACAAACCTTCATGTCTGACACGTTTTATCAAATAATTGACATCACGTATCTGGTCATCCTTTCGGATGCATGAAGGGTCACACAATCGGAGGTATGCATACGCATCAGCGATCGTTTGAATGACGAGAACCAGGATTTGATCCTGGGCGTGGCTTTTCGGGTTTTCCATTTTGGTAGAACCTTCCACGCCGCCGTTCTTTCTCTCTCTCAGCTATCCTGCCCAACTTAATCTCCGTTAAACGGTGAAGAAGAAGGGTACAGATGATAGCTATGCGCAGAATATCTGCGCATAACATGCTACCTAGACTTGACCTTGAGCTAGAGCTTCAACATTTGCCGCCGTAACAAAGTTACGGATAAAGGCAACGAGATCCTTTCGCTGGGTCGTAGTAAGGGTAGCAAGGCCAACGGGTGTGGTAATCGTCAAATTGACGGTTATCTCCTCGTTTACGTTGGTCGTATTGCCACCGATCACTACAGAAGTAGGAGCGATGGCTTTCGTTTGTACTAGCGAGCGCCTGATTTGGACGCCCGTTTTCGAACGACCGATCAACTGTTGCTTGACTACAAGGCGAATGTCTAGGGCGGACGTACTGTCGGTGGTGTTTAACCATTCGGCAGAGTTCCGATCTTTGGCAATCTCCGTGAACGTCTTAGCAACGGCGGCTTCATTGTTGAGAGTTGTGATTGTTAGCGGCATGTTTCTTGTCACCTTCCGTCGTCTCGACGGTAGAACCAGGGTTTCTCTATCTAGCGTCTCCTTTTCTGTTGAATCAGAGATGCTAAGATACTAGCGTTATACCATTCCCATGGTATGCTAAAGGGTGAGTCTGACACTTCTGGCAGACCCGGTTGTCGATTGTAAAGCCGGTACCTAAAGGCACCAGCTTCCGTTCTCGTCCACTCGTCTGGAGTTGGCGGCGGATCTAGTCCTCCTGAGTTCGTCATACCACATCTGTGGTAATACTTGCCAAGGATTTCTACTTTCGCTGACCAACCGACTGATAATATAGTAGCGTGCCCCAAAGGGTTCAGGTCGCTCTTAAGAGCTTCCCTTAACCGATGGGACTCGGTCCTAAACCAGTCAATCAGCCAGGAAAACGGAACGGCTTCCCATCCGATAGCAAGAGGGTTGTAAAGCCCTTGCATAGCGGATATCACGATCCCCAGGGCAGGAATGCCCTCAAGATAGGCGTCAGGTATATCGAAACGAATCCAGGCCCATGCAGATAGCAGGACCTCGGCGTCGTATTCGACCTCACACTTCTCTTGCAACAACAACCAATCTGGCCACTCCTGATAAATCGGGGGCAGCCAAGGTTTCGGTTGAATATTGACAGGGGTTGGTTCATAATAGGGTTG